GCTTTGTAATTCCATCGTGATTCTTTCCATACGATTTGATCAAGACAATAGAATTGTTCAAAGTCATAATTCATTTTATGAAATGTAATTTGTTTTAATGTATTAACCTTAATGGTTTGAGATTCAGTTGTATCTAAAGCAAAGGTTTGTAAAACAAACAGAGCTCCCCCGACTAGCCAGCACCTCGCGAGCTGAGCCTTACGGGCTCGCGTTTTTGCCTTTAGGGCAAATACTTGCCTAGAGCGTATCATATGACTCCAAATCATCTAGCATAACCGCAGGTCAGACGGCATGTCACTATTCTGTAATCATCTTCATCTAACCAAGTGTCTGAATAACCTGCCTCACTCATTTGCTTTTACCAGCCCATCCTTCACCCTTAAAGACTAACCCTACTGTTGAGTAGATTCTTGTCATATCTAGCCCACACTTAGGACAATTCATACCGCCATCATCCTCTTTGTAAGTCCTATGGACTGATCCATAAGTGCCGCATTCTTTGCAGCTGTATTCATATGTTGGCATCATATTCTCCAATCAATAAGCAAGTATGACAGTCCAGACCGCTAAACTGCCACGCCCCACAGCTATTGCATCGACTAACTGCATTATCTGACTGACGCTTGAGTATCTGCTCAGCATCATTCTTAATGCCCACGCAACCACAATCTCGGCATTGGTAGAGTGAATGACCTATCGGCTTATCTTTCCATTCAATCTCAATAAATTGTGTTGGTCTTTTGCAGCCATTACACTTAAATTGGATCACGATTAATCAATTCATGGCATCTAAAACATGTGCCATCCTTAAACACTCGATCATCGTTACACGCTTCGCATTTAATAACTGATTCCTCAAGATGCACGCCATTATCATCCAATACAACTTGAATGCCCTTCCCGTTTATGAAAGCAATATAGCCCACTATTGAACCCCCTCGAAATACCAAGATCCTTTGGCTGTCATTTTTGCCCAAATAGCGTGCTCTTTGTTAGATCCCTTGCAAACATATCCATAATATGGCTTACCGCCTTTAGATACGCCTTGTTTTAAGATCATGCCATGTTCACATTCAGGCGGTGGATTTGGTGTTGATTTACCAATAGCATCAACAGCTTCAGATAAAGACCATTGTTGCGGATCATCGACTTTGTTTTCTACTGCAAATGAAGCTCTAAGTGCATCCTCAATAGCAGCTGATTTAGTTCCCGGCGCTCCGTATCGCCTTTCCTGTAATTTCTTTTCGTATTGATTTGGCTCGGCATTATTTACCTTAGCCATTTCCTCTCTTGAAGCGCGTTTGCCTTTAGCTGCGAAACCAGCATTTGCGAGCGCACGACCGATCGCTGAAGTTTCACAATTCTCCAATGCAGATGTGCTATTAACACCCTTCTCCGTAATGACCTCAAATGCGAGCCCAGTTGCACATGGCTTAGGATCAGCCTCAGTCTTAAATATCTTGGCGAATACAACGAACCGCTTTTCAGTCGCTTCAATGAGTTCAGTCTCGATACGATTATCAGGGTATTTCTCATGCCATTTTTCCAATCTCGATTCTACTGTTTCATAATTGTCTAAATTAAACATTATTCCTTCCATTCAAAATCTTGGTCCTGGACTGCTTCGAGCACATTCCGATAGATAGCTCCGTAGGCGATAAAGTCTTTAACTGAGTCGTAATGATCTGGAGTTTCAGTAAGCCTAGAAACCTTGACCAACGCCATACATAAAGCAGCTTGGTGTGGTGTGATTGGGAAATCAAGATATGCACTCCACAATCCAGCAATTCTTTTGTGATTATAGTACGGATGTCCATAGACACTTCCGCGCTCTTGGATCGTAGCAATGACTTCATTTAATAGATCCTCAGTTTTTGTCATAATCAAAGACCTGCTCTAATTTAAGTTTTTGGATTTTGGCTTGATGATCTATGCAAGACTTCCATCCAGCAGCTCTACCGGCATAATACCCATTATCGTAAATTTCTGACTTTCTATGTTCATCCCAGAAATATAAAGCTGCTCCAATTAAACAGCCTATAATAAATCCGTAACCTACAATTTCCATGTTAGCTCCCTAATACCAGACGGATGTCTGATACAGAAAGTATGACTTAAAGCAAGGACAGTTGGTTAACTACTTACGGCGTGTTTTATAACGATTAGATAACGCCAAGATCCTCAAGATCGTCGATATGGTCGTCAATCGTGCGATCCCTATAATCGGTTTCAAGACCCATAAGTCCGTCTATTATAGGTAAATGATCCGTCATGGTTAACTGGGATCAGCTCTACTTGATGGCCTTTCTTGCCAAAACTTAAGACTGTGAAGCCCATATTCCAATCGGCTGAATTGTATTTAAGATAAGAGGCTTTACGCATGTCCATTAGGTGTCCTGCCTCAATGCCCCAAATCGTCGAATAACGGCCGTTTAAGCCAGTTTGGTGTCGGACTGCACCCTGCCTATGGGAGTGGCCACAAACTACGCTAGAATGCCATTTCTTGGCCAAATTAAGGCCTGTTATACCGGCATGCTTAGACATGTTGCCTTCGTCGCCATGAGCCAAGTGCCAGCCCTTTTCAAACTCATAGGCTCTCTTATGAAATCTAATCCCTAAGCTGCTAAAATCCATAAACTTGTCATAAGCCAATTCAGGTAATCCAATAAGTGATGGCGCACCTTTAAGTAATGTTTGATAAATTCTATCTGTGTGATTTGACCGGACAATATCTGTCGTGCCTAGATCATAAAGGATCTCTTGGCCTAGTTTTCTTTCCTCATCTAAGGTTTCTGCAAACTCTAATTTTGTGCCTTTTGCCCAACGGCTTTGTGAACCTAGATCCATTTCATCACCAACATTTAGGACGAAATCAAACTTCTCGTGTTTGACCATCTTAATTAAATTTGCAACTGCTTTTGGATGATGCAGCGGTATCTGCAAATCCGGTGTTACTAAATACCTACGATTAGTTTTAATCGTCATCCTCATCTGGAGTTGGGATAGTTGGGATTATTCCTTTATCGCCTACGATCCAGTCAGGCATTGATTCAGGATTATCCATTAGGTAAAGCGCACAGGATTCATTAAATCCAGCCTTGCGTGCAGCTCTAAACATTTCATGCTTTGCAATATAGAATTGATCTAGTTTTGATAATGGTTCAGGAGTTTGGCGAACTACTCTCCGATTAACCTTTTTGCGTGGTGTGCGTTTTCGTGTGTTCGCCATAGCAGAAATTATCGCTTACTAATTAGCACAAACAGATCATCAACACGCTGTTGCAATTGCAAACTTTGAGTTTCTAATCTTGAAATCTGGTCTTTGATCGAGCTGCCGGAATTAGGTTTAAGCTCAGATAAATAAGATTTAATAAGAAAGCGCAGACCCAACAATAAACTTGTTGATATGGCGCTTACGCCAACGGCTATGCCAACCCATTCGTTTGCGGTCATGACGCATTAATTCCATAATCCGCTTCGCTCCCTGATTTTGGATCTAACGCTTTGGCAATAGGCGCAACAATTGCACCAAGCATAGTTGCATAGGCTGGATGAATGTCAGCCACTATTGCTAAAGCAACAGTTATTCCACTAGCTGCGACAGCTCTTAAATATGACTTAATTGCTGCTTTGTGTTTTTTAGTTAGTTTCATTAGTTGCCTTTCAGTAGTGGGATATCGAACTTGTTGCCATTTTGATTTGGTTTGAAAGAGATGTGGATGTGTTTATGATGTGGGTTTATTCCGGTATATTTTTTAAATTTCCATAATGATCTAGCACTAGCAATTTTGCCAGCGTGGATCACATAATAAATACGCTTATCCTTTTTTGCTGCGAGTCGAACCTGATCTGCCAAATCGAAACTAAGCCCTTCTTGGTCAGATAGGCGAGCGTCAATGTCGATGGCACATACTTCACCCTGTTCATTTGGGTTGTGCTGACTGACTCTGGCTGAATGGCGAGCATCACCAATCCATCCATCAAGTGTGCGCTTGCGATCAGGGAAGCAGTCATTTACCTGATCCCTAAAAGTTTCAGCAGCTTTAGATAACCAAGCCTTCATTAGCCAAGATCAGTTTGATCGTCATTTACAACTGGATTAACCAACCCAATTTCAATTAAATAATCATTTGTTGGCTCGCTAAATTCTTTGCCATCAAATAAGCCGTTGATGTATGGAGTTGAGTCTTTAACTGCAACAGCATCTAATT